ATGTACCAAGATCCACGCTTGCAGTATGTCACCTGTGCGGTGGCGGGGAATACGGACACGGGTCGCCAGAGTGCCACGCACCGCATGGCCTATTGGGAGTGGAACGACACCGGGGATCTGAACCACCCGCATGTGATCATCTGCGCCCATGGCCTGACCCGGCAAGGGCGTGATTTTGATGTGCTGGCGCGGCAGCTGGCGCTGCAGGCGCGGGTGATCTGCCCGGATGTCGTGGGTCGGGGTTACAGCGATTGGCTGGAGGACCCTGCCGGCTACCAGGTGCCCTTGTATGTGGCCGACATGCTGGCGATGCTGCAGCAGGTGCACCGCGCGGCACCCATTGGCAAGCTCGATTGGGTCGGCACCAGCATGGGTGGGCTCATCGGCATCGGCCTGGCGGGCGAGCCGAGCATCCGGCCGCTGATGCCTGCACCCATCCGCCGCTTGGTACTGAATGATGTCGGGCCGACCATCGAGCCCTCGGCACTGGCGCGCATTGGCAGCTATGTGGGGCAGCATATGCTGTATGCCTCCGAGCAGGAAGCCGTGGCGGCCATGGGCCAGCTGTCCAAAGGTTTTGGCCCGCACAGCGATGAGGAGTGGCTGGCGTTGTCGCGCCCGATGCTTCGGCCCGAAGGCGCAGGCGCGGTACGGCTGCATTACGACCCGGCCATTGCACAGCCCATGCAGGCGATGACGCCGGAGATGGCTGCCGCCGGCGAGCAGCTGCTGTGGCGTTTGTACGAGCAGATCGATGCCGTCACCCTGGTGCTGCGTGGCGCAGATTCCGACTTGCTTTCTGCCCAAACGGCCCAATCTATGGCGCAACGTGGCCCCCGGGCACGGGTGGTGGAGTTTGCCGGTGTCGGCCATGCTCCCACCTTGGTATCTTTTGATCAAACGGCTGCAGTGCTGGCTTTTTTATGCGGTGCGTAGCGCACGTCCCTGTCAGGGCGTGATGGTGGTGACAACATGAAAAGTCTTACAGCAGTCGCTCAGCCCGCGCCCGGCGCGGAACATCTCCCCCCAGAACCCGTCTCGCCATTGGTGGCGGCCACTGCCAACGCCCTGCCGATGCAAGACAACGTTCTGGCGCGGGCCCGGGCCTTCTCTGTTCCGCTGATTGCAGAAGAGACGCTGGACACGGGCGAGAACGCGCTGCAGCATGCCGATGCCGTGGCTGCCATCCTCAAACACATTGGCGGCTCCGAAGCCATGCAGGCCGCTGCCTACCTGGTGCACACCAGCGAGCAGCTCAACAAGCCGCGCGAAGTCATCGGCAAGGCTTTTGGTGAAAGCTATGCGGTGCTGGCCGTAGAAACCGTGGCGCTGATGAAGGTGCAGGCCCAGGCGCGCCAAGCCGATGCCGGCCATCTGGTCGATGATCCGGCTACCCAGACCGAGAACATCCGCAAGATGCTGCTGGCATTCTCGCGCGACTTGCGTGTGGTGATGCTGCGCCTGACATCCCGCCTGCAGACCTTGCGCTGGTATGCGGCCACCAAGGGGCCTGTGTCGCCTGCAGTGGCGCGCGAAAGCCTGCAGGTCTTTGCGCCGCTGGCCAACCGCCTGGGTATCTGGCAGATCAAGTGGGAGCTGGAGGACCTGGCTTTCCGCTTTCTGGAGCCCGATACCTATAAGAAGATCGCCAAGCTGCTCGATGAGACCCGGGTGGAGCGCGAGCTTTATATGGTGGGCCTGCGTGAGCGCCTTGAATCCGACCTGCGTGCACACAGCATCAGCGCGACCGTGGCAGGACGCCCCAAGCATATCTACAGCATCATCAAGAAGATGCGCGGCAAGTCGCTGGGCTTTGACCAGCTTTTCGATATCCGCGCGCTGCGCGTCGTCGTGCCCACGGTCAAGGACTGCTATGCGGCGCTGTCCTTTGTGCACGAGGCCTTCAGCCCGGTGGAGTCGGAGTTTGACGACTACATTGCCAAGCCCAAACCCAATGGCTACCAATCGCTGCATACGGTAGTGCGGGACGAGCATGGCAAGGCTATCGAGATTCAGATCCGCACCCAGGCCATGCACGACCATGCGGAAAACGGTGTGGCCGCCCATTGGGCCTATAAAGAGGCGGGCACCAAGGGCTATGCCGGTGTATCTGCCACCAGCGACTACGACGCCAAGATTGCGGTGCTGCGCCAGCTGCTGGCCTGGCGCAAGGACATGGTCGGGCAGACCCAGGACAGTGGCCTGTTTGACGACCATATCTATGTGCTGACGCCCAACGCTGCAGTGATCGAGCTGCCCCAGGGCGCCACCCCGGTGGACTTCGCCTATTCGGTCCACACCGATCTGGGCCACCGCTGCCGGGGTGCCAAGGTCGATGGCCAGATGGTGCCGCTCAACACGCCTCTGCAAAACGGGCAGACGGTGGAGATCGTTTCCGTCAAGGAAGGGCGGCCATCGCGCGACTGGCTCAATGCCGAGCTGGGCTACCTGGTCAGCTCCCGCGCCAAAGCCAAGGTGCGTGCCTGGTTCAATGCCCAGGTGATGCACGAGACAGTGAGCCGTGGCCGTGAGCTGGTCGAGAAGCTGCTGCAGCGCGAAGGCAAGACGGCCCTCAAGCACGACGACCTGGCAGACCAGCTGGGCTTCAAGACGGCAGAGGCGCTGTTCGAGGTGGTGGGCAAGGATGAGCTGTCGCTGCGCACCATTGAGAACATTCTGCGTCCCCCCGAGCCGGTGCAGGCCGATGATGACCTGGTGCTGAGCCGCCCGCGCAAGGCGACGGAAGGCTCGGGCAAGGGTGGGGTGCTGGTCGTGGGCGTTGATTCGCTGATGACCCAGCTGGCCAAGTGCTGCAAGCCCGCGCCGCCCGATCGCATCGGCGGCTTCGTCACGCGCGGCAAAGGGGTCAGCGTGCACCGCCACGATTGCAGCAACTTCCGCGAGATGTGCGCGCGCAACCCCGAGCGCAGTATCGATGTGGAATGGGGACAGCCCACCAGCGGCCAACGCTCGGCCGAAGCGGTCTACCCGGTGGATGTGGCCGTGGAGGCCCACGACCGCCAGGGCCTGCTGCGTGATATCTCCGAGTTGTTCGCGCGGGACAAGACCAATGTGATCGGTGTGCAGACCCAGTCCGTCAAGGGCACGGCCTGGATGACGTTCACCGTGGAGGTCTCGGATTCGGGCAAGCTGGCCAAGGTGCTGGCCTCTGTGGCGACGGTATCGGGCGTCCGTTCGGTGCGCCGGAAATAGGGCCGAAAAGCACTATTTTCAAAAAAAGCCGCAACTTTCCATTTGGGCCGTTTTTTCTGGCTATAATTTGAGTCTTCAACGACAGGCGCGTAGCTCAGCTGGTTAGAGCACCACCTTGACATGGTGGGGGTCGTTGGTTCGAGTCCAATCGCGCCTACCAAATTTTCCCTCTGAAGAGAACCAGACTTCAGGATTCAGGGACATTTGAGGGAAATTAAATTGTCCTTTTCCGATCAAACCGCCTTTTTTAGGGCGGTTTTTTCGTTTCCGAGCAGCTGTTCTAGCTTTGCCTTCTCTCGACCCCGATCTGAGCCGTCAATCCACTTGGCATAGACGGTGAAAAGCATCTTCGCGTTCTTGTGCCCCATCTGCCTGGCGATGTAGGTCGGGTTCACGCCGGCGCTCAGTGCGTTGGTGGCATAGGTGTGCCGCGTCTGGTACGGCCGGCGCCACCGGATGCCAGTAGCTCGGAGAGCAGGGCGCCAGTAGGTGTCCCGCTGGCTGCGCTCATCGTGCCAAGGTTTATTGGTCCCTGGGTTCTCAAAGATCCTGCGGCCCTGCTCGCCATCCATATGATCCACGCTGCCCAGCATCGTCCAGGGCTTCATGGCCTCTAGTGCGCCTAGGGCACGGCTGACCAAGTCGACATCGCGGGAGTTGTAGGTTTTGAGCGGCTTCACCTCGCCTGAGGTCCTGGCGCGCTCCACGCGGATGGATGAACTGGCCCAGTCCACATCACCCCAGCGCAGTTCGATTAGCTCCTCTGGGCGCATGCCGGTCATGAAGGCGAATTCAAAATAGGCCCAGGCACGGATGTCGAACCGCTCCTTTAAGTGGGCAAGCACTTTCTCCATCTCAAAAGTCGAGAGGGGGTCAGGCGGGGGGATCTGGTGCTTGCTGTTCTCAATCCCCTCCATGGGGTTATCCATCTTGAGGCTGCGGCCGGCCAGCGTAAAAACCCCGCGCAGGCAGATCAAATAGTTATTCAGCAGCTTGGCTGATTTCCAAGGGGTTTTACCAACCTTGGCCGCCACCACCGCGTGCGAGACCTGATCCATTGGGGTCTCTGCACCAAGCAGATCTTTCCAGACAATCAGGGCGTTGCGATACTGATTCAGGGTGTTCTTGGACAGCCGGCCTTTGGTATCCAGCCACAAATCACACCAGCCACCAAAGGTATGGGTAGGCTGTTTCGCCTTGGCCTGAGGCGAGTTAGGGAAATACTCTCCCCAATCAAACGAGCCCTCAACAATCGCTTTGCGGACCCGGGCGACCAGCTTTGCGGCATACCGCTCATTGATCGGTGTGGGAGGAATTTCCAGAGTTACGCGCTGCCGCACGCCATCCAGCGTGAAACTCACTCGGATGGACTTTTCACGCAGCTCTACGCCGTTGCCTTCGCGACCCATTGCTCAATCTCTTTCATATCAATAAAAATACCGCCATCGGCTTTTTTGTAGTGCTTGCCCAGAAGCCAAACGCCGCGGGCAATCTTTCGCTCAATGGCCTTCACCGTTAAGCCGGTAATGCTCGCTGCCAGCTTGATCGTCACGAATCGTGCTGGTGCAATCTGGACGGGTGCTTCCATCGTCATGGTTAGCCTCTCTTCTTCCCAGTAATTTGTGCAGCTCCTGCAGCACCTGCAGGTTTCTCGCTCACCGGCATGGCCTGCAGGTTTTCGTCAGGCCTGCCGCCTTCAACAACGCCAGATCGCCGGTCATGCTGAAGCAGGGCCTTGCTCAGCATCCTGTGGGCCTGACGCACGTATGCGGGCACCTGGTTGATCTTGTCGGCCTGCTGTTGCAGGATCTCGCCAACACGCTCAGGGGTTGCCGCCCCATGCTGCACAGACAACGCCGCGCCTTGCATGAAGCCGCGTTGCATGTGCTCGTCCAGCATGTAGGCGCAGCGCAGCCAGGCGAGCAGCCGGCGGAGGTGGTTTACCTGGGCTTCTGTCATCGGCATGGCCGGGATGTTGCTGTCTCCTGTCAAGACAAGTGGGTTATGCATCAAGCACCCCCTTGTCGCCATCGGCGATCCGCTGAGCGCATGACAGAAGCTCTGCAATACCATGCATAACGTTGTCGCCGTTGCTTGTGGCGAGCGCGAATACGAGGGCAAAGATCTTCGTAAGGTCGGTGTACATGTCGGTCATTTCGACCTGGATCTCTGCGTCATCACCCGCTTTAGGTTCGGCTTTGGAAAGATAGGATTCCAGCAGATCTCGCGCGGCATAAATCGCTGAGTCCTCGGCGTGTTCGGCGTAGTGAACCAGGACCGAATACGCGTTGGTCATGCAGCCGAAGGCCTGCCAATGAAGTTCCTTCAGCTTGTCTTTTGTGAACTGCTTGCCTTCCACTGCTGGCACGGTTGCCGATGCGGAGGCTGAAGATTTCTTCTGTGGGTCAGCCGGCCGGGGCACATCAGTAAAGATGAACTCGTCGGCCGATCCTCCAACGATTACGGCTAACCGCTTGGCAGCCGAGTTGATAAGAGCAGTCCGCTCGACTGACTCTGCATCTCCAGGAACAAGCCGAGCAGCGTTGATACAAGCGACAGCGTCATAAGCCGTGTTTTCAGCGGTCGTATTTGAAAGCCTGCCCTTGGAAGCGTCATAAGCAATCATCGCTGCGATGCGCAGAAGGCGGTCGGACTCAGCCCTTGGTCCGTGCGCCTCATCGGTTTCGCTCGCATCTATCAAGAAGTCGCCAGCCTCCTCGAACATTGCTTGCTCTGCCGAAATCTTTGGCGCTTGAACCGCAGGCGCCGGTCCAGCCTTCGGTACGCGTGCTTTTCTCGCAGGCTTTTCCAGTACGGCGTTCATTGTTCTTCTCCTTGGAATGGGCGCGAGTCGAGGAAGACAGCCCTATGCATTTCGCCAGCTGTGGTGCCGTCTTGGTCTAGGAATGCCATCAGCTGGCTGTTCAGGGTAATGATGCGCAAGCTGTAGCAGCGCAAAAGACTTTCCAAATGATTGGACGCATAGCCATCAACCCGGTCCGCCAACGCGGCAATCTCGAAAGCGACTGCGTCAATGTCCCATGTGCATTCCTGAGCGAGCCGCAAGCCCACTTTACCGGCTTCATGAGCTGCAGTGTTCTTGAGCTCTTCTGTGGTGCGCTGGGCACGCTGGCTTTGCTGGGGCGGGTGAAGTTCGCCGCCACTGAGGCCCTTCGTTTCAGGCCGGTTCGCCTGCGTGCTTGCAGGGCTCTTCTTGGCGTCCGTCTTTGGACGCGAGATAATTGCTTCCATGGTTCGTTCCTGGTAAGGGTTCGGGTCTAGAAACCCTTGAGCGCTCTCACCTGCTCAGGGGTTTCGCCTTTGTGGCTCATGCCGCCTCCAGCGCGGCATCGGGGAAAAGTTCGCATAAATCGATGCCGTACACGGCTTTCCACGCAACTGCTGGCCATGCTGTCGCAACGCCCCACCTGGGGTCGTGGACCTTTTCCGGTCGCAAGCCATTGGTCTTGCAGTATTTGCGAAGAGGTTGGTAGCCCTGCTGGCCAAACTTCCGGTCGGTCTGGTTCTCGACCGCGATGATGGTTGCATGGCGAGCGCTGAATCCAAGTGTGTCGCGCAATTTGGCGGCCTCTCTGGCGGCGGCTGATGCTGTGGCCATGGCTGTTGCCTCGCGTTTGTTTCCGATCTGAGCTTTGGTACGGATCGCTTCGTCCCGCTGAGCGTCGGAAATCTGCCTTTGCTCATACTGTTCCGCCCAAGCGCGAGCCGCCGCGGCGGGATTGGAAAAGTCTGGCAGGGCTACGGAGGCTGCCTGAGTCTCCAGCTGCTGCCAACGATCAACAAGTCGGGCTGTGAATTCGGGTGATAGCTGAGCAACCACCACATAGCTATCCCTCTTGTTGACAAGGTAGACGGTGATCATCTTCGGGCCAGAGCGAGGGTTTGAGACTTCCTGCATTGCAGGCAGTGCTATGGCGCCCTTGGCAGCTAGCCGCTCGATCGTTACTTTCACGTTGTCATGCCGCGGGGGCTCCTCTGCATTGCTACGCAGCAGCTCGGCAATTTCCAAACTGTCCATGGTCAGGCCCGAGGCAGCCTCGGGCAACAGTGCGACGGAATTCATTGCTTTCCTTTCTGCGCATCTGGCGCGGTGGAGCGGGTTGATTCAAGCCTGATGACTACCTCGGCGGAAAGACTTCGATGTTGGCTATCCGCTTGTTCTTGAAGCCATTTCTTTAGCTCCGATGGGAGTCGTAAATTTGTTTGCGTGTCACGCTGTGCCATGTCATCCCCTTTTGTGTAGCACTTTGCTTGATTGAAATGTAGCACTCTGCTTGGTTGCGCGCAAGCACTTTGCTTGGATAATGCGAAGATGGCTTCTGAAGATGTACAAACAAACCTCCGCCTCCCTGCTGGTCTCAAAGATCGGCTGCAATCGTCTGCCGCTGAAAACAACCGCTCTCTGAGTGCGGAGGTTGCTTCAAGGTTGGAGGACTCATACGATGCTGACAAAACGACGATGCTTGACTGGATGCGGCTCACTGGGACCCTTGCTCGGTTTGCTTTGTATATCGATGGCGGGCGGCCTGAGTCCGAATCCGGCCAATCAACTGCACGTTTAGCAACCGCCATTGCACATGCGGATTACCAGGAAATCCTGTCGGCCTTGGTCGATGTCCTGGGCTTGGAAGGGCCGGACCAGCCTATTCAAGATTTCGCTGCTACCCTGTACCGGGCTGCTTTGGCAAGCCGAATAGCTCGCGGCGGCTAAAGCCGGCACTACGCCGGTTTTTTCCGGCAAGGGGGAAGCAAGCTCGCAAATTACAGGTTGATCGTCACCACCGTCACGCGCCCATCCATACTCTGGACTCCAATGCTCCACTATCAAATGGCAGGTTGAAACCGGCTCGGGGATCACGAACCACTCTTGAGGATTAGCGCCTTGCAGGCGTCCCGATTGCTCAAGAGCACGCTGCATCTTCGGGCTCATGCATAGCGCCTTTTGAACGGCATGCCAGGGGATCAAGCGTGAATCGCTCTCGGGCAAGCCAATTCGTACCAGGCCGCCCAACATCGACTGTTCCTCCATCGAGAGGGTTCGCAATCCAGTGCTGGTTTGGACGGCCTTCAAAGCAGTGGGCTCGCAGTCCTGATTGCGAGAGAACCATACAGCGGGCTTTTCATGTGCTGGCACATTGGCACGGGCTGGAAGGATCTCGCCGCAGGCCAAGATCAGACCTGCGTTCGTGGCGGTGGTGTAATGCCAGACCGTTTTCATTTTTGGCCTTTCACTGCAATGGAAACACCGGGCCGCTGTGCAGATCGTTGGGATCAATGTCTGCATCCGCAATGAACTGCTCCATCTCGGCCAGACTCACGCCATTGGCGTTGGCCAGCTGTTCGACTGAGTAAAGGGGCTGGCCATCCTCACCAACATGGGTGGCCTTAGGGATCAGGCCCAATTCGTATGCCTTTGCCTCCATCTCCTCGCGCAAGTCTTTTGGTGCGAAGCGCATCATCTTTGCGTACAGGTGCGCGTGCTCCGGCTTGTGGATCGCGTCCTTGCCTTCTTTCTCCGCGATACGTTTCAGCTCTTGGCCTGCTGCCATAAATCGGGGGTCAACACCATCTGGCCCAGGTCGTAAGAATCGCGGATTGTTCTCTGGCTCATGCCGGCCCGGGTGCTTTTGTGCCAACAGTGGTGGCGTCACGTTCGTACCTGCCCGGGCGTTGCTCATTTCCTCCTGCATGATTTGACCTTGAACCTCTTTTGGGATCAGGTCCATGGCCTCCTGCGCAAGGTTGGCCAAACGCCGGTTCGGCTCGTTGCGGCGCATCAAATTCCACACTGTGCTGGTGTGCATGAATCCGCGCTTCTCTGCTTCCTGCAGGATCCGTTCAACCATACGCATAGCGTTTGCGCGGCCTGTAGGGGTTGTTTCAGCAGGATCGCCAAAGATTGCATCGCCTGATATCAGGAGCACGCCCGCCAGGTTGAGGAGGTAGCCCTCGCTGCCGTCAGGGTTGGGGATGAACATGGGCTTTTTCGACATAGGAGGGTTCCGATTTAGGGTTACAGGCGTTGACGGGCAGCGCGTTCAACTTCGGCGCGGCGATCCAGGCGTGTGCGGTGGTCGTTGCGCACGTTGCGCCACATCAGGCCAGCAGCCCAGCGGGCTGACAGGAAAACGCCTTCTTTGCGGCGCATGGCGGCCAGGCGCAGGAAGGTGCGAACCGTGCTCATGCGGCCTCCTGCTCAAACTGAGCCAGGCGGCTGGCAAAGCTTTCGGCGCTTTCTTTGGCGCGTTTTGTGTAGTGCTGGAGCCAGCGGCGCGTGGCGACCTTCTCCGCGTCGGTGAGTTCTTGTGCTGGCACGAAGGTGGGGGCGTCGTTGCGGACGACCAAGTAGCCGAGGTGGTCGCAGGCACTGCCGTAGCCGCAGTTGACGATCGTCTCGCGGCTCGGAATGGTCTCTTGGTAGAACTCGTTCAGCAGCTCGAGTGAATCAGAAAGCCTGTCCATATCGTCTGGAGCTGCAGAGCCCACAACAGCGATCAGGTCCAGGTTGTCCCAGTTCATCTTGACGACCGTCGCAGCCATTACCAGTGCGGCAATGGCAGAGGTAGGGACCTTTGACAGGTCGAGCGTCATCATTGGGCCGTCGCCTTCGATGGATGTGAGGACAGTGGGAGAGGTGGTCATTTTTGTATTCCTTTAGCGGGTGGTTAGTAAAAAAGTTTGTGAGCACTCGCTTGGTTGCGGTTACTCCGACGGCTGCGCCAAATGAGTCGAGCTGCCCAGCAAGCGGAAAAAACAAATCCTTCGCGGCGTCGCATGCTTGCGAGACAAATAAAAGTACGCAGAGTCTTCATGCGCAGACGCGAGAGCCAATCACTTGGCCAACAGCGGGTTGAGAGGCGCCGGCCGCTGGGCGGCTTGCAGGAGTAGTGCGCTCTCCAGCTACTGCGCGGCTCATTGCCTTGCGTACAGCGGTTGCGTGATCAGGACCGAAGAAATGGGCGAGCGCGGTTAAACCAGCCTCAAGGGACTCAAGGGTTGGCTTTCCAGGATGCTGGATGTGTTGGGTTGCGGGGGAGCGAGCCAGCGCGGTATGACTTGCGCTATCTGCTGAGCTAGCGGTGCGCTGTTCTTCACACCAGGCAGCAAGTTGGTTTGCCTGGGCGGCCCATTCTTGGCCAATCTGTGCAGCGACGCGCAGGCTGCAAGCGGCCGCTGGCCAATGTTCACGTTGGATTGCGTTGATTGCCTGAGCGCAGCGGCGGCGTTGCTGCTCAGGCAGGCTCTCAAGCAGGTTGAGAATTTCCGGTGGTTGCACTTGTGACTCCATCTGCAAAGGTTGCTGATGGAGCGATAGTAGCCTCGCTGGTTATTTAATGCAATGGTGCACCAATTAAAACTTCAAATTGTTACAATTCTTCGCTTGGGAAATGGGTGCACCACTATGTGCATCCATGCTATGTCAACTTTTTTGATGTTCAAGACTGAAGGGTCATGGTAGCTGGTAAGTTGCAAGGTTTCTTCGTCTAGATCAGACGCCAATCTGCGAATGAAATCTTTCCCAGATGTCAGTCTCACGATCACATCGTCTTCTATACCAGGGATCGTTGTTGGCTCCACTAGAGCAAATTCGCCCGGAAAGAATCTGGGAATCATATTGATTCCCTGAACTTCAATGGCAAACGCGTAGGGATCCTGACTGCTGACCCTGGCAACTATGCCGGCCACCATCCCATCAGGTGTCAATGCCCCCTTGCTCCAAACTTGGCTAGGTAGACGTCCATCTTCATCTCTTCCAACGACATACACGAGAGACGCGGAGTTCGCTAAGGGGCGTTCTATGAGGGGTATTCCTGCCCTTTTGAGGCTGTTTTCGCCAGCGTTCAAATCGTTGAATAGTCTGTCTCTGTCCGCCGCAAGCCTGGGGCTGAAATCGTCAACTAGGCACCCAAGTCCTCTGGCAAAACCTAGGGCAGCTTTCAGGCTAAGCGGCACTGCGCCGTTAAGAAATTGCCCAACAGAACTCTGGTTACCTATGTTGTATCGCTCGCCAAAGATTGCCTGAGACTCATGCTTTTTTGAGTCCCAAATCGCACGGAGACGCCGCGCCTCCTCGACGTTCTCTGGACTCATCTTGGCTTTACGTATGGTAGTCATGTGAAGAAGATATCTTGGCGCACCATTTCTTTCAAACTGGTGCACCATTGCAAAAAATGACTGGTGCGGCTACTATCTAGCCCATATGAATCGCATCACCACCATTAGAAAACTTCTTGGGATCTCTCAGGCTGCCCTAGCAGCAGAGCTGGGATGCACCCAAAAAACCGTAAGTCTCTATGAGCATGGCATGAGCTTTTCCTCTAAAGCCGCCGCGGAGCTGATCAAGTTCGCGGCCTCAAAGGGGTTGATGCTGAGCTATGACCATATTTATGGCCAAGCGCCCCTTCCCCGGAAGGAAGACGCCGTCGGAAAAGAGGGCTCTCATGCCTGATCCCCTCGTTTCTTGCGCCGAAATACAGCTTCACGCGGAACGAGCAGATGAGGGAATCGTCACTGATGACGCTCTACCGCGAATCAACAGAACCCCTTCCACCCAATGCATCTCCACAGTTGAAGAGATGAGCGTACGCGAGGCGAAGCCCGTGTCGGGGTCGGTATTGGTAGAGATCGCAGTGCGTGCGCTGTGGTGCCAAGCAGTTGCCTGCTGGCGTGAATTTGGTTGGGTAGGGCGTGATGTGTTCATGCCCTCCATTGTTTTTTTTGTCGCTTAATTTCTAAAGGAAAGTAGTGCAAACAATGAATCCGCAAGTTTCCACTAGCGCAGTTCAACTCGATGTTCCCAATGGGATTTCCGAGAGATTCTCCAATGCTCTGGAGGTCGTTCGGGCAGGCGCATACAGCAATCGTAAACCCCTCAAGACCATTGCGGCCGACATGGATGTGAGCCCATCCGATCTATCGAGAAAGCTCGCAAACAATCCCGATGATCCTCGCCGCTTCACCCTGTTGGACCTGGAGGCGTACATCTCTTCCACGGGTGATGTCCAGCCCATTCTGTATCTCGTCCAGAAGTTCTGTGCAGACCCCCAAGTGAAGCAGCGAGAGGCACTGGCCGCTCTGGCACAACTCGCCCCTCAACTACAAGCGCTACTCAAGCAAGCAGGTGTCGCATGAGCACCTACACGAATGCCACGTCACCGAAGGCCGTCAGCTGGAATGCGCTTTCTGAAAACGGCTGGTTGGTAGACAGCAACGACAGCTTTGTCTTTGCTGTGTACCCCAACAGCGTGGGCTCAGTTTGCCTGGCTCTGCAGGCCGTGGACGATCCTGATATGCGTGTCTTTGGACTGGATTGGCCACAGGTGCAGCACTTGGCCAGGACGCTTGCCGGCGCGATTCAAGTCGCAGAACAGATCCAAGACGAAAACCGCAAACACGCTGCAGCGGATATAGCTGTGCAGCTCATCCAGCGAATCAAAGATGGAGTACGCAATGGAAACGGCTACCAGCAAACTCTTTGAGATTGAAGCAGGGCAATGCCTGGAAACCACCGATCCAGATCTGCTTGTCTTCGCAGTGATGAGTGGGGTTCCCGGACGTCGGGAGGTGACTCTATGGACTCCCGGAGACGGTGGTCGCCACCTTTTCTATGGATCGATTCCTCTGCAGCAGATTCTTGCGCCTAAGGGCTCAAGCCTGTACTGGGATGGACATCTCCATGGAAGTGCCGCGCTTAAAGAGGCCACCCTAAATGATTTTGATCGGATTCTGCTGAGCAACTGGGCCCAGTCGGAAGCCCTAGGCTACGAAGAAAGCTGGGAACAACTATGAGTTATGACGCTGTCTCTTGGGCGATGGATCAGCAGATTGGGCGTGCAACCGCCAAGTTTCTCTTGGTGGCTTTGGCAGAGTGCGTGGACGGTAAAGGGACCGATCACATGGTCTGCTTTCCATCGGCCGCGCATCTGGCTAGGCGAACTGAAATGGATAGGAAATCGGTGAACGCAAACTTGAAGCTGCTGCGCGATGCAGGATTTATCGAGGATACGGGTGAGCGTAAGGGGACGACAAATCAGGTAGTAATTTACCGCCTCAAGGCACCCGAAAATTCGGCTATTTCCGCTGTGCCAAAGCCCGACAAAGAGGCCCAAAATTCCCTAGCAACAGGCCCAATTTTGGGCCCCTTAGCTGAAGAGGGAACAGGCCCAATTTTCCCGGCAAAGAGGCCCAATATTCCCACCAAAGAGGCCCAATATTCCCACCAAAGAGGCCCAATATTCCCTGGAAACAGGCCCAATTTTGGGCCACGGAACAAGTAAGGAACAAGTCATTGAACAAGTAAAGGAACAAGTGAGTAAGCGCGCAAAAGCTTGCGCACCCCTTGATCGACCTCACGATGTTTCTGAACAAACTTGGGCTGATTGGTTGCAGTTGCGAAGAGCGAAGCGGGCCAGCGTCACCAAGACCGTAGTGGATGGAGCTCGGCGAGAGTCCGTGAAAGCGGGCATGTCCCTGGAAGATTTCCTGCAGCTGTGGTGCATGCGCGGCAGCCAGGGTCTGATTGCGGAATGGATCAAGCCAGCGGAGCGGAGCAAGACAAGCGTAGCAACTAAGCAATCGGGTTTTGATGCCGCCTACTACGAAGGTGCGGAGAATTGGGGATGACGGAAACACGAAAAGAACACTGCGACACCCATGGCGACTACGAATCCCGGCAAACCGGCTTTGCGGGTGTTTGGACGCGTTGCTGGGGGTGCGTGAGGGCTGAGATCGATGAACGCGACCAACAGGCTCGGCAGAAAGCGCAGGCCGAACAGCGTTCCAAGGAGGTGGTCTACATGCTGGGCAAAAGCGGTATGGAAGGTCGCATGCTGCGCGCATCCTTCGCGAACTTCACCACCAGCCACCCGGCACAGGTCGATGTGCTGGCAGCCTGCGAGGCCTTTGTGGAAGCCGCAGAGCCGGATGCCGGCACAAACCTCTGGCTTGTCGGGCCGCCGGGCACCGGCAAAACCCATTTGGGCAGCGCGATGGTGAGCCATTTCATCCATGCGCGGCACTCCGAGGCGGCGATTTTCAGCGCTCGGGAGCTGGTACGGATGCTCCGTGATACCTGGGGCCGCAAAAGCGGCTCAGGCCTGGAAACCGAGGGCGAGGTGATTGATCGGTTTGGCCGCATGGGCTTGCTGGTGATCGACGAGGTCGGCGTGGGATTCGACACGGACAAGGAGCGCATGCAGCTGCTGGACGTGATCGACCTTCGCTACAAGCTCGGCCGGCCAACGGTGGTGCTGTCCAACCTCAAGGGTCCGGACATGCAGAAGACGCTGGGAGAACGCGCCTACGACCGGCTGCGCGAGAACTCGCAGCTGCTGGTGTGCAAGTGGCCTAGCCACCGAACGGGAGGGCTATGAACGCCAGGAACGATATCGCTATGAATGAATTTGAGGGGCAATTTCCGCCTGAGGCTGTACCGATGTGGAAGGACCCGTCGCTGGTTCCGGAGCAGAGCGTACTGGGAGCGCTGCTCAGTGGCGGCGCTGAAGCCTTCGACCAGGCCGCAGGCCTGATTTCAGCGGGCAGCTTTGCTCATCCCCTGCACAAAGGCATCTGGACGGCGGTGGAGGCGCTGGTACTGGCTGGGCAGGACATCGACCCGGTGATCGTGCTGCAGGGCCTACAGGGCAAGGTAGACGAGGCTTATGCTTTCGATCTGCCAAACTACCTGAACAACTTGGCCAGTTCTTTCGCCTCGGTGCGAAGGGTTGCCCACCACGCCCAGATTGTGGCGAACCTGCACAAGCTGCGGCTGGTGTCCGAGGCATACGACAAGCTGGGGGACCTGCTGCGCGACAAGGCGCTGTCTGCTGAGGAGATCACTGGACGTGCCGTTTCGATGTTCGAAGAGATCGTCGACGATCGCACCACCTCAGAGGCAAAGTCGGTAGGGGATTTGGCCTTGCCGTTCTTGAACGAGTTGGAAGACCTGATGGCAGGCAAGACCGAGCTTGCGCGGGAGACCGGCATCCCTGGACTGGATTACATCCTGGCGGGGGGCACGTTCGATGGTCAGCTCATCATCATCGCAGCCAGACCCTCTGTGGGCAAATCTTCTTTCGCCCAGCAAATCGCACAAAACCAAGCAGAGCGCGGCCACCCCGCCGCCTTTCTGGGCATGGAGATGCACGAGAGAGAGCTTATGCGCCGGGGTGTTTCTAACCTAGGCCGTGTGCCACTGCGCTTGCTCAAGACCGGAAAGCTCAGCGACGAAGACCTTGGCCTTGTGCCAGATGCTATCGAGCGCATGAGAAATCTTCCGCTGTATCTCGAATTCTGCCCAGGCGTCAATCTGGCAGAGATCTCCGCGAAGATTCGCAAGCTGGTGCGCAAGCACAAGGTCAAGCTGGTGGTCATCGACTACCTGCAGCTGATGGCCGCCACTGACGAGCGCAAAGACCGCCGGGTGCAACTGGAAGAGATCACCCGCAACCTCAAGCGCCTGGCCGGCCAACTGGGTATCACCATTGCTTTGCTGTCCCAGCTCAACCGGGATGTCGAGAAGCGCTCCAACCCCAAGCCCATCATGGCCGACCTGAAGGAATGCGGCGCAATCGAGGAAGACGCCGACGTAATCCTTGTGCTTTGGGACCACAAGAAAGGCGGCATTGACGAGCCGTCCATCAAGGGCCTGGGCGCCATCAAGGGCCGGGATGTCGGGCAGAGCGACATGGCGCTGCACTTCGACGGCAAATATCAGCGCTGGTCCGAATCGACCGAATCACTCACCAGCAACACCAACACCAGTCAACGCACCCATAAGAGGTATCCAGATGAATTCTGAAATCACATCACCAATGCCTACCGTGGAAACTCTGGGCTCCAAAGAAACGCCAATTGCGCCAATTGCTCCAATTCGGAGGCGGCCTTGCGACGGTCCAGTCGCGAAGCAAGTCGTGCTAGAAGCGGTGCACGCGCTCTACAACCAAGGTCTACCAATCACGCGGGAGTCAATCACGCGAGCGAGCGGAATAAAGCTCAACACTGTCGATGACGCCCTCAAGGCGCTGAAGGAGGACAAGTTGATCTGGGCGCCAGAACGTGGCGTTTACAGGCCGGTAGCAGTGCATCCGCCCGCGCGAGCTATCAGCAAGACTATTTTGCCAAGCGGCCTGGTGAAGCTGGAGATTGGCGACGAACTGTTGACCTTAACGCCACAGGAGAACCGGATGTTAGCTGAGCTGCAGGCGGGTGCTGCTGCTCAGGTTGCTGCGCTGGAAGGTGCCAATGCCGTGCTGGAGATGGCCAGCATGGTTCAGGTCATGTTCCGCTCGAATGAGTACAAGCAGCGGCAAGGCCTCAAATCATCTGAAGGGGAGGGTGCGCAGTGAAGAAGCTCATTATCTGGTCTGCAGAGCACATTGCACTGCTAGGCTTAATTCCTGATGCTGTCTTGGCTCCAAAGATTGGCTGCGATGTACGATCCGTCCGTGCAAAGAGGTTGAGCCTCGGAATCGAGCGCACCCCGCACCGGCGTCCCAAGTGGACGGCAGAGGAGCTGGAACTGCTAGGAACGATGAAAGATCAAGAGTTGGCTGCCGTTCTTGGGAGAACGCAGGCAGCCGTGTGTGCCCGCCGGATCAAAATGGGGGTGGCGCCGTTCTGCGAGCCTGGAACCGCGCCAAGGCTTAATTTTGATCATCTCCTTGGCACGATGACGGATGTCGAGCTTGCGCTGAAGGTCGGTCTGGTCACTGCGACCATACACAATCGCCGCAAGAAACTGGGTATCCCAGCCTATGTGGCACCTCCCGTGCAAGTTCCAGAGGAAATAGCGAAGCTGCTTGGAACGGCGTCAGATGCACGGGTAGCCAAGCAACTTAAGCTGTCCCAGCCACAAGTCAAGAAGCTAAGGAAGAAACTTGGCATTGCTGCTCACCTGGTGTTGAGGCGTTGGACCCCTGCCGAGGTGGCGTTGCTAGGAACTGCCTCAGATGCAGCTCTGGCCAAGCACCTGGGCCGCACAAGAACATCGGTCCTTTATGCCCGGATGTACCGTGGGATTCCGGCCTATCAAAGCTGATCTTTGATAAGAGCCCATACCGCGACTAAGAAAGAGCCGGCCGCGAACCAAAGCGAGATGCGCATGTGGCTTCGGGAGGTCCGAGCTTCTTTCCTCGCAGCCTCAGCATCCTCTTTCGCTGCCGCAGTCCGAGCGCGCTCAGCTTCAAGAGCAGCCTCTGACGCCTCGGCTATACGGCGCTGAAGGTCCAGTTGCTCGATTTCACGATCCTGCTGCAGTTGAAGCCGCTTGGCATTTAGCTTGGCATTTTTTTCCAGTGCATCACTCAAGTCGTCAAACTGAAGACCCGGCCGCGCTACAGAGCGCAACACGGAGCGCCGCAACAGCGAACTCAAATCTTCGGCAGGCTCAGGGGTTGGGGTCATGCTGCGTTGAGGGATGAACGATCGGTCTCCCCATTGTGCCAGCCCCCCTGTGGGGTTTCCAATCTTTCCCCGTGCCGGTAACCATGTGAAGTGTGGAAACCGGACAACCTCAAAAGCCATCCCCAGCGCCCAACACGGGCACCGCTTCTCAGCTTACTGACTGGGCTGGGATTCAACACGCCTTCACAACCACCAATGAGCCCCTGCGTGAGATCGGCAAGAGCTTTGGCGTAACCCATGCTGCCATCGGCAAGCGGGCTCGCAAGGATGGCTGGACCCGGCCGGAGAAGGAAAAGCCGGTCACCGCCAAGATGGCCGCCCTGGACCCGCGACACCAGCGCTTCGTCCAAGAGTACCTGGTGGACTTGAACGGCACCCAGGCTGCCATCCGAGCAGGCTACAGCGCCCGCACCGCCAATGAGCAGGCTGCGCAGCTCTTAGCAAAACTTAGCATCCAGGCAGCCATCGAGGAATCGCAGCAGAAGCTTCAGGACAAGCTGGAGATCAACGCCGAGCGCGTGATCCAGAAGCTGGCCACCATCGCCATGGCCGACCCGCGAGAGCTCGTGCAGAACAAGGTGAGCTGCTGCCGCTTCTGCTACGGCGTGGGCCACAAGTACCAGCGCAGCGATCACGAGATGGAAGCGGACCGGGAAGACTGGGAGCGCCAAGGCAAGGACCCCCAGCACTTCAACGAAAAGGGCGGTGCTGGCTTCAGCCTGGCCCTGCCACCCGTGGAAACCTGCCCGCATTGCGCGGGTGACGGTGAATCTCGGGTGGTGCTGAAAGACACGCGGGACCTGAGCCCCGCTGCGCGGCTGCTGTACTGCGGTGCCAAACAAACCAAGTTCGGCGTGGAGATCCAGATGCACAACCAGCTGGATGTGCTGGACAAGCTCTGCCGCCACCTGGGCATTTACGCGACCGACAACTACCAGAAGTCTGACCCGCTGTCGCTGCGCACCATGACGGACGCGGAGCGCGCCGTGCGCATTGAGCGCATGCTGGCTGACAACCCGGCAATGCTGGGGGTGCTGGGCGGGGTGCTGGGCCAGGGAGGCGATGCGTGACCAACAAGCCAATGCCCACATCGGCAGACCTCGTAGCGCGGCTCAAGAACCTGCCGGCGGCGCAGCGCGAGCAACTGGACGCATTTTTGCGTTTAGCTGATCCTGCTATCTGGGTTCCCCAGGCCGGACCACAGCATTCGGCTTTCCACAGTCCCGCCGACATCATCTTCTACGGCGGCAGCGCCGGCGGCGGCAAGACCGATCTGCTGCTTGGCCTGGCCACCACGGAGCAAGAGCACAGCATCATCTTCCGGCGCGAAGCGGTGCAGTTGGTTGGTATCGAGGAGCGCATGACCAAGATCCTTGGCACGCGCAAGGGCTACAACAGCCAAGACGGCGTTTGGCGCCTGCCAGGTGGCCGGGTGATGGAGCTGGGTAGCGTCAAAGAGCCAGGCGACTGGATCAAATACCAGGGTCGTGAACACGACGCCAAGCTGTTCGATGAGATCTGCCACTTCACAGAGCTGCAGTTCCGCATGCTGATGGGCTGGCTGCGCACCGACAACCCCAAAGTGCGTCAACGCGTGGTCTGTGCTGGCAACCCGCCCACGACTGCAGAGGGCGAATGGGTCAAGCGCTACTGGGCAGCATGGCTTGACCCCATGCACCCCAACCCCGCCAAGCCTGGGGAGCTGCGCTGGTACATCACCGACGAAAAGGGCGAGGACCAAGAGGTGTCTGGGCCTGAGCCCATCGCAATGGGTGGGGATATGGTGCAGCCACTGAGCCGCACCTTCATCCCGTCCAGCGTCAATGACAACCTGTTCTTGATGACCACTGGCTACAAGGCCAAGCTTCAGGCGCTGCCCGAGCCGCTGCGCTCCAAGATGCTCAAGGGGGACTTCAACGCAGGCGCAGAGGACCCAGTCTGGCAGCTTATCCCTACCGAATGGGTGAAGGCCGCGCAGGCCCGCTGGAAGGACCGCGAGCAGAAGGGGCCAATGACCTCCATCGGCTTCGATCCATCGCGTGGCGGCCAGGACAAGTCCTCGGTGGCGCGCCGGCATGACCGCTGGTTTGACAAGGTGGTGACCGCACCTGGCGTTGTGACGAAGGACGGCCCAACTGCTGCTGGGTTCGTGACACCTCTGGTGCGCGACGGTGCGCCTATTGCCATCGACAGCATCGGCATCGGCTCCAGCGCCCTCGATTTTCTCGTGGGCCTCAACCTAAATGTGCATCCGGTGGTCGGCTCAGAGTCGAGCAGCCTGATGGATAAGGCCGGGCAGCTGCACTTCCGCAACAAGCGCGCCGAGATGTATTGGCTACTGCGTGAAGCGCTGGACCCGACCGGGCCAGACCCCATTGCTCTACCGCCTGACCAAGAGCTGCTGGGCGACCTGACAGCGCCCCAGTACAAGGTGGTGACCATGGGCAAGGGTGCCGCCATCCAGATCAGCAGCAAGGACGATATCCGCAAGACGCTCGGCCGCAGCCCAGACAAGGGCGACAGCGTTGCCATGACCTTCGTTGGCGACATGCCATCGCCTCGCGCCAAGCCGACCAAGCCCAGCTGGAGAGACAGCCTCAGCTCGCGTGGTGGCCATTCGGACCAATCCACATATTGACCATGAAAAACCTCGACGTTATCTACTCGCCCAGCGACTCTACTGCCCGTGAAAACTGGCAGCGCTATGAGTATGGAAAGTTGCGCGGCCACACCGACTACATGCCCCATGCCATCCGCTGCGAGGAGATGTACCTAGGCGGCGGCCGGCAGTGGACGGCGGCGGCAAAGGCGCAGCTGCAGCGCGAAAGCCGGCCAGCCTATGAGTTCAACCAGATCAAGCCGTCGGTGAATTCCGCGATTGGCTACCAAATCCATAACCGCGCCGATATCGCCTTCAAGCCACGGGGCGGCGATGCGGACCTGAACACCGCCACGATCCTGTCCAAGGTAACGATGCAGGTGGCCGACATGTGCAACCTGCACTGGCACGAGACGCAGGCATTCTCGGATGGGCTCATCCAGCAACGCGGCTACTACGAGCTGCGCATGGACTTTGACAAGAACATCCAGGGCGAGATCGTCATCGGCACGCTCGACCCGCTGGACGTTGTCCCAGACCCTGACAGCAAGGCCTACGACCCAGACCAATGGGGAGATGTGATCATTACCCGCTGGCTCACTCTCGATGAGATTGAGCAGTTGTATGGCAAGGCCGCAAGGAAGGCAGCCGAGGAGAGCAATGACGGTGGCCGCGACTTTGGCGATATCGATGATGAAGTGCCCCGCAATAAGTTCGGCAGCCGGGACCGCACGGGCTGGACGGACGCCATGGCCCAGAAGGATGATGGCCTGGAGCGCTACCGCATCATCGACCGCCAGCGCTTCGTCTATGAGCTCACCCAGTGCCTGGTCTGGCCAGCCTCGGGAGATGTGCAGGTGGAGGCCACCATGGCAGCCGATTCCATCACTGATGCCCTAGCCAATGGCGCGGTGCGCGCCAAGCGCATGAAGCGCCGCATCAAGTGGACGGTGACCACGTACACGGCCACCCTGCATGACACCTACAGCCCATACGAGCATTACACCGTGGTGCCGTATTTCGCGTACTTCCGACGCGGCCAGACCGTGGGCATGGTGGATGACGCCATGGGCCCGCAAGAGGCGCTGAACAAGGCGGTCAGCCAGTACGTCCACATCGTCAACACCTCCGCTAACAGCGGCTGGATCGTGCAAGAAGACTCCCTAGCCAACATGACGCTGGAGCAGCTGCAGGAGCAGGGCGCCAAGACTGGCCTTGTGGTGGAGTACAAGAAGGGCAGCGCGGCGCCTCAGAAGATCCAGCCGAACCAGGTGCCCACCGGCATCGACAAGATCATCGACCGCGCAGATAAGGCGCTCAAGGATGTGACGGTGCCTGACGCCATGCGTGGCAGCCAAGGCCCAGAGGTCTCGGGCATTGCTATCCAGTCCAAGCAGTTTGCCAGCCAGCAGCAGCTGGCCGTGCCCTTGGACAATCTGGCCTACACCCGCCACCTGTTGGCGGTCCGCATCCTCAAGCTGATTCAGCGCTATTACGACAGCTACCGCGTGTTTCGGATCACCGAGACCGACCCGATGACGGGCAAGAAGGTGGAGCAGGCGCTGGAGATCAACCGCTTCGACCCGATGACCGGCGGCTACTTCAACGACGTGACGGTGGGCACCTATGACGTGGTGATTTCCGAGCAGCCGATGCAGGTGACCTTCCAGAACAGCCAGTTCCAGCAAGCACTGGAGATGATGAAGGCCGGAGCTCCTATCCCCCCAGCCGTGCTGGTGCGCTATTCCAACCTGGCCGACAAGCAAGAGATCCTGGCGTCCATCGAGGGTAACAAGCCCCCGGCCGATCCCGTGGCTGATGCACGCGTGCGGCTGCTGGAAGCCCAGGCCCGCCAGGCTGATGTCCGGGCCACTGATACCCAGGTCAAGAGCCAATACAGCGCGGTGCAGACGGCACAGGTCATCGCCCAAACGCCAGAGACGGCGTCGCTTGCCGATGGCCTGCTGCGCTCGGCCGGCGCGGTGGACCATGACGCTGCACCTATCGTGCCGCAGCTCCCTGGACCGCTCCCCAGCGTAGACCTGCCGAGCAACACCAATCCCATGACCCCAGCCAGCCCAGCCCTTGGGCAAGAGGCAGGGATAGAGACCCCCGGCGCTGATGGCGTCCGAGGCAACCCTTAACCAACCACTGCGAGGAAGAAACCATGAACATGCTGTTGATCAAGATGATGAAGCGCCTGAACGAAGCCGGTGATGGCGGTTCCGATGCCGGCGGCACTGCCACTGCGGTGGAAGTGCTGGACGAGGACGAAGACTACATGCAGAAGAGCCCAGAGGAGCGCGCACGCTTGCGAGGCGATGATGCTCGCGGCGCTGTCAGCCCCGAGGCCCTTGCGGCAGTTGCCTCCAGCGACGGCCAGCAGCAGACGCCAGGCGCTCAGCCGGCAGAGGTGGAGGAATCCGATGCTGCTGGCAACACCGGCGGAGGCATCCCCCGCGTGCGCTTCAATGAGGTGCTCAACCAACGCAAGGCATTGGAGACTGAGGTGGAGCAGCTCCGCGCCCAGCTAGCCAGCGCTCAGCCGACACCTGGTGCTGCACCGGCACAGCATCAACAGCAGGCGCCACAAGCCGCAGCAGAACCGTACAACATCGAAGCGGCCGAGGAGCGCTATCTGCAATTGGTGCTGGACGGTGACACCAAGGCCGCGACCAAGCTGCGCATGGAGATTAACGGTGTTCTTCAGGACGCTGCTTACTCTCGCTTTGCATCTGAGACCGTCGCCATGCAAGAAGACGCCGCGATGAAACGGGCTACGAACACGCTTCTTCAGAGTTTTCCCTGGCTAGATGAGCCTGAAGGCGCAGAAGCCTTGGACCTGATCGAGGCGTCCGTGTTCATGAAGATGAACAGAGGTGTGCCTCGTGTCCAAGCGGTGGAAGAAGCCGTAAACGCAATCGCTCCGCGCTTTGCTCCAGCCTCTGCCCCCTCTAGGGGTGTACAGCCACCTGCAGGGCATGTTGATATGCGGGTACAGCGTGCCAACGAGCGCGGCGCTCTGGATTCCCAGCTTCAGCCAGCACAACTGCAGGCGGGCATGGGCAACCGAGCGACAGCGCCCCTGATCGACGGGACCAAGCTGACGGATGAGGAGTACGAAGCCTTGCCCGAAGCTGAACGCAAGAAATTGCGTGGCGATCTCGTCTAAAGCACGCAATCGGCTGCAGGGTCTCACCCACCTTGCAGCCGCAAAACAACGGGTTGTCGCCCTGGCTGGGCGTTAAACAGGCTGGTGCTCTTGGCCACCCATGCCATGTTTTCGCAATGGGCGGCGTCATGTCCCGACAAGTAATCGTCAATTTTTGGAGCATGACATGGAAACGAATTTTGCAGCATTGACCCCTATGGAGAAGATGTGCTGGGCCCGCGAGACCTGGAGCGCCGCCCGCGACCAGATGTTCTTGAAGAACTTCTCGGGCAAAGACGCCAATAACGTGGTGCACATCATCAAAGAGATGAACAAATCGGAGAAGGGCGGGGGCGCCATTTTCCAATTGGTTGCCGACCTGGTGGGTGACGGCGTCGCAGGCGATAACGAGCGCGAGGGCAATGAAGAAGCGATGGACAACCATTCGCAGATCATCGCCATCGACCAGCTCAGCCATGGTGTGAAGAACAAGGGCAAGATGTCCGATCAGCGCACGGTGCTCAACTTCCGTGAGCAGGGCCGTGACAAGCTGGCCTACTGGTTGGGCAACCGTTGCGATCAGCTGGGCTTTCTGACCCTGTCGGGCATCAGCTACGCTTTCAATAACGATGGCTCTCCACGCATCGGCTCGGTGTTCCCAAGCCTGGCCTTTGCCGGCGACGTGCGCCCACCTTCCCCCAAGCGCTCCCTGATGTGGGACGGCTCTTCGCTGCAGGTCTCCAACACCGGCAGCATCACCAATGCTTTCGTGCCCAAGTACGGAATGATTGTGGATGCCGTGGCCTATGCCAAGACGCATCGCGTCAAGCCGCTGATGAAGAACGGCAAGGCGTACTACGTCATCTTCGTGCAGCCTGGCACACTGGCCGAGCTGAAGAAGGATCCTGACTACCAGCGCGCTGTGGTTGCCGTGGCCACCAAGTCGGGGATGGACTCGCCTTGGTTCACTGGTGCGACTGTCACGGTGGACGGTGCTGTGATCCATGAGCACAACCTGGTGTACAGCACCCTGGGCGCTGCAGCTGGCTCCAAGTGGGGTGCAGGCGGCAACGTCAACGGCACCCGTACGCTGCTGTGCGGTTCCCAAGCGCTGGCCATGGCCGACCTTGGCCCTGGCGACTGGGTCGAAAAGCTGTTCGACTACGACAACAAGGTGGGCCTGAACATCGACAAGATCCTGGGCCTGCTCAAGCCCGAGTTCTACTCCATCTACGACAAGTCCGTAGAGGACTTCGGCGTGCTGTCCATCGACCACTACCTGAAGGGCTGATGCCAGTACAGCGGGGCCGCGTGGCCTCGCTCCCCTTTATTTGGAAACACGGAGCTAACCATGTCCATCAAGAAAATTGCCGGCCGCCAGGAACTGATCGTAGCCACCATGCTGATCGCCTTTGGTGATCCCACTGCCTACGGCACCGCCGAGGGCGCCATTGATCTGCCAGGCGGCGCTGTCGTCGTTGGCGGCGATGTGACCGTCATCACCCCTTGGAACAGTGCCACCACTGCCACCCTGAAGCTGGGCGATGTCGGTGACGATGACCGCTACACCGCAACTCCCATCGACCTGAAAACCGCTGGTCGTACCGAATTGACTGTCACTGGCTACAAGACCCAGGTGGCGGGCGCGATCAATGCGCTGCTCGCACAGACCGGCGCGGCTGCCACTGCTGGTCAGGCCCGTGTGACGGTCCAGTATTTCGTTGAAGGCCGTTCGGCTTTCACCCAAGGCTGAGTCTTCTCAGTGGTCGGGCGTTCACTCGCCCTTTCGCCCGTTGGCCTGGTGCCGACGGGCCTTTTCTCAGGAAACAATCATGAAATTCCGCTCCCCCACTGAACTGGACCTCCATGTTGCTCTCACCAGCGGCCATACCCTTGTGATCGCTGCTGATGACGAGGGAACCGAAGTGCCCACCAGTTTCCATCGCCAAGCCATTGCCCGTGGAGCTGTGCTGGTAGATGGCGGTACGGCCGAGGTGCGCACCCAGATTTACAACCGCCAGCTGGAACTGCAGGAGGTGCTGCGGCAGATGATCGCCGAAGGTGACAAGGCCAACTTCACCGCCGACGGCAAGCCCAACCTGATGAAGCTCAAGGCCAAGGCGGGCTTTGAAGTGACTCGCGCCGAAGCTGACGCTGCGTTCGCCTCCATCAGCGAGGCCTGATCCTATGACAGTCGACGATTTCACCGCTGCATTTCGCACTGCAGTACAGGACCTGTCCGATCCTCCTTTTTGGTCTACGGAAGAAATCGTCAGCTTCCTAAACGAGGCCGTGCAGGAAGCGTGCGAGCGCGCCAAGCTGATTGAGGATCGCAGCACCAGCACTGTCTGCACGCTGCCCATCGTAGTTGGCCAGGACACCTACCCGCTGCATCCCTCTGTGCTGGAGATCAAGCGCGCCACCTTCAATGGCCGCGTGATCGATGAAACCAGCGTAGAGGAAGAGGACTCGCATAGCTGCGGCTGGGAGCAGCGAGAAGGCCAGCCACGGCGCTTCATCTACGAGCCAGCCAGCGGTGCCAGACCTCCCCAGCTTCGACTGGTGCCCAGGCCAAACAGCCCCGGTGCCATAGCTCTGACGGTCTTCCGTGGGGCCCTTCGGCCATTGTCTGCATGTGCGCGCATTGAGTCGCCAGAGCTCCCGGCCAGATTCCATACCCGATTGCTGCACTGGATGATGTACCGGGCGCACCTCAAGCAGGATGCGGACACCTTCGATACGGCCCGGGCGGCTGAGCATATGGCTCTGTTTGAGGCGGCATTCGGTAGCCGAAATGATGCGAACGTGCAGCGCAAACACCGCGACGATTCACCGCCGCTGGTCCATTCCAATTGGTAG